GCTCGCAAAGGTCTGAACACCCGAATTGATACCACCGAGGATCCCGGCAATCAAATCAGCCTGATTCTGCGCGGCCTGCGCGGAGATTTGTCCGGCCTGCCAGGCTCGCTGGTTCTGGTTCGAGAGGTTGATCAGCTCCATCTTAACCCGATCCGAACCTGACATTCCGATGCTGGGGACCATCGCATCCACCCCCTGAATCACCGAAGCCTGCGTGCCCATTTCGCCCAAGCGCACTGCTTGCGAAGTGCTCACCAACCCCTGGAGAATGTTCTGCCGCTGCGCGCGGAGTTTGCCGGCCAGGTCCACGGCGCCACCCGCTTCAGCCATTCGCTTTGAGCGCAATTGCTCTCCGGCGGAGCCCAGTAAGGTGCCCAGCCGTTGTGTCACCGCGCCCGCACGGTCGGCCCCGATGCCTGCCTGCCCGGACTGCTCCAACCCGGCCCGAATAAGTTCGCCCTGGAAGTCGGGCGACAAAGTCGCGCCTCGATCGAGATTCTGCTTGGCCGTATTGACGATCTGATCAGCCAGCGAAACCTCGGGGGCCTTCGCCATCGCCTCGGTCGTCGCCTGATCGAGAAGCGCGGTGGCCCGACCTGGGCCCTCAATGAGCGACTGATTCAGATTCTTGGCCGCCGTGGTGCGCGCAGCCGCAAGTTCCGGGTTCTGCTTCGCAAACTCTGCGTAGGAATCCGTGTAGTGCTGAATGTCCTGTTCCTTACCGTGTTCGAGCGCCCCGCCTTCCCCAGTAACCTGGATGTCCTTCTGCTTCGCCAACGCCTTTTTGCGCGCATCGACCGCCTTGTTGGCCGCCTTGTTCTTCGCGATTGAGGTCCCGATAGCGGTAGCGGTGGCGGCGGTGGCGGCAACTGCGGCAATGATTAAGATGGGCATGACTCAAAGCTCCTTCAGATACATGATTTCCTTCGGGACAAAACCCAAATCAGTCAGCAACCGCTTCATAGACTCCGTCTGGTAATACAACTTGTGTCCGGCAGCAAGCTGTTTGCATCCTCGGCGCTTTGCTTCGAGTTCACACGCAGCCATCAACCGGACAGCCCCGAGTCCGGTCCGGTGTTCTGGGAAGATGAACATGAATGTTTCAGAACACATTGTCCAATTCCAGTAAATCGCCGGATGCACCAAAGCACCGAGCGCACCAACAACCCGATCATTGTATTCCAACAATACCAGAAAAGCAGCCCCGATTCCTGTAAGACTCGCCCACTGATTAAAGAAATTCTCTCGATCCAAGACATCGGGTAGAATGCCAGCCTCTCGTGCGAACGCCTCCAAAAGATCATAAACCTTCGGGATGTCTTCAAGTTCACTGGTAATCCTGGTCTTCACACCTTGCGCAAACAATACAGCCAAAGCGTCGGTGAATCTTGAGCCACTGACACCGGAGTCGGAACCGACGGACCAGTCAAATTAGTCCGGGCGACAAGTGTCTGTCGAGACATTCCATACTCGTTACTCGAATCACAACCTTTAGCCATGTCATCAATATAGATGAACTCAGCTGCTCCCGTCGGGTAATTACTACCCGTATGCGCTGCCAAACCGTCCGGAGGATTCGTGTCAGTATCGAGTCCAATGTCGTGCTGATGTGCCGGAAGATTTTCCAGGACAAGCGAAATTGTAGTCGCAAGAACCCCAGAGACCGCACCCTGATTCCGAGCTTGCGCCGCTCCGGAAACAGCCATTGGATTTGTGCCGTCATAATCCTGAGTAGCCTGGCCCATCGCCAGCCCGCGGTTACCAACCGACGCCCCACCAACCGGACCGTCCCAAAGAATTTCCCAGCCAGGATTGTGAAGCAATGACTCCGCCCGGGACCCCCAGGTCACAAACTTTGTATCACCCTTAACCCCGGATTGCGTTCGCCACTCGTCCCGTTCCCAGACCAACATCGCCTCGATGCTGGTGTCATAGTAAAGCTCAAAATCCACAGGATTTGCCGGACGATTGGCTGTCGTGCCTTCTGTGGGAGTCCCCACCGGCTTCCACGCACCATTTATGAGGATGTTAACCGCCTTTGGCCGCACTTCTCCATTGATCGTCTCCGTCTGAAACCAAATTTCCGCAGCGTTGACCGGCGGAGTCGCCTCTTGCACGTAAAACAAAGTCTGAAGCGACTGATTGAGGACCAACGGCACATACGTTCCGACGTTCTGATCAAAGACCCACCACTCAACATTGTTTTTCAGCCAGGGCCCTTGGTCGGAACTCGGCATTTGAAGACCGGTAACAAACGTCGCGATGCCATAGGGAGCAATGATGTCGAGGTGCGCCAGAATCTCCTCAAAGAACTCCTGTGGCGTCCCTTTGAACGCCGGGTTCAATGGAGTCCCGCGAAGATACAGCCCAGTCTTGGTTGTGCTCATAGCTCGTTCCCGACAATGTCATCCGCACCCGCCTGCAAATCCTGGCATACTTTGCCACCACCAATGAACGCAGGCGCCACAAGCACCAGCTCGTGCGCCGCTTTCATGCTCGCAATCGCATCGGCCAATCGTTGCGCCGCGTTTGCCGAAATTGGAACCGTTGCCGTCCCCGCCCCAACCGCCTGCACCCCCCGGTAGGTATAAACCACCGAAGCCCCGGCTGAATAATCAACCGGACCGTCGGCCAGCACCTCGATCACGGCAGCCTTAGTATCTGCCTTTGAAGCTGCTCCGTCAAACCTCACCCCTCGAAACTCGTCGTCGGCCGCCTCACAAACTCCGGTCCGAGATTCCGCCTCCGGCTGGCCAAACGCCTTGATCGCACGAACCGAACCCGGGCCGAGCACCAGCACAAGCAACTGAAACCCAAAATCAATCTCCTCCGAGGCGTCATGTTCGACGCCATCCGAGGAATTCTCCGTAATCTCCTGCCGGGTGACTTCCTCGGTCCGCAGGTATCGCGATTGCGATTTGAACGCGAACATCACCTCTTCGGCATCCAACGGCAACGCCGAGTCAATCGACCCAGAGGCAACCTTCACCTCTTTCAGCTTGATCGACTTGTAGGGACCCCGCGCGGAACCCGCCCAAAGCACCCGGATATCGGCGTCTTGCGTGAAATCCGCCATGTGCAAATCTGCATAGCGCATCCAAGAGGCCTGCTTGTCGAACCGGACATAGGCGCGCGTTTCAAACCCCCAAAGAATCGGGCACCCATTATCCAACCGGTCAGGCTGAAAGGACTCCCACAGCCGATTCTTGCCGTCGAGGTCGGTGCTCACGTGTAGGCACCGCGTCTCGTTGTTGACCGTCCCCCTCACCCAACAAACCGGCCGGGTCCCCACCCAGTAGCCTTGCCACCCGGCACTCATCACCGCGGCAGCCGTTGCGACGGAGCTGTCATAAACCCACGTATGCAAATTCTTCTTCTGCGAATAAGGCACACTGACCATCAAATAATTCTCGTGCGACCCCATCGCCACGCCCTCAAGGTCGGGAGACAGCAGCCGTTTTGACACCACCATCGGGCCGTCGAGATACGAAATCTCTGAGGACCGTTTCGAGGACTCGGCTGCGTTCAAATTGATCAACCCCTGGCTGGAATACCACCAAAGCATTCCATTGAACGTGGCCCAGGCATTCGGGCCCACACACCCAATGTTCGGGTAAAGCGTCGTGATGAACCCGGCAACTGTGTTCCAAGCATCGCGTTGCCGGATGTAGGTCAACACCGCCTCGGTCGATTCCCGGGTAAACACCACAAGAAAGGGATCCTGCACCGCGGACACTTCCGCCAGCGCCGTAATGTCGTGCTTGAAGATGAATGCACCAATGCTCAATCCCTGATCGTTGATATATTGGCCTTCCCAGAACGACAGCGGGTTTGCATAGTCAGATGCAAACAACCGCTTCCCCCGAGCCACCCACAACCGATCTCCCGACCACGCCATGACCGTTCCGACCGGCAAACTGGTGTCATGCCCCGAGATAGTCCCGTCCCAAACGCCCGGCGCCGTGACCCCGTCCTGAATTACCACGACAGAATGCGGAGAAACCAACGTCAACGAATCGTCCACGACGTTATGCACGACCGCTTGTTCACCCTGGCAGAAATGAACGAACCGGGAATGCACTCCAAACTGGAGACCGGCAAGCTCGATGAATTCTGTAAACGGAGCGTTCGCCGCGTAGATTTTGCCCGCTACGGCGACAAGAAGCTGCGCCGCGGAGTCGGTAGGCCGGTAAAAGAACGCACCTTGGAGTTCCCCATCGGGAAGACAGTTGAGTTGAAGGTGCCCCGGCCGGCAGCGCCACCGAGCGCCACGGTTGACTGCGTTGAACGCCCGCACGACCATCCCCGCGGGCATGATGTCCGGATCAATCGTGCTGTTGACCCCATAGGGGAACGCAAAATCCGCATCCGGAATTCGATTGTCAGCAGCGACAGCCATCAGTCAACAACGTCAGAAGGATCGAACATGGTGTCATTCGGGTTGACCTGGATCGGTTCCTGCCCCGGAGGAGTCGAAGCCCAAATCGCCTCGGTGAGCCACCGGCGCGCGGTCGCTTCAAAACCGGCAGCGCGGGCCAGGTCACCCTCTTGGTAATACTTCATCGCCTCCAACATGGCGAAAAGAGCAGTGAGCGACGGCATCGGGACCCAGTCGTCGGTGGACGCAAACAGCGGGATCGCCCGACGAAACGCGATACGGATCCAGTCGGTACACGTGTGGAGCTTGATCCTGCGATACTGCGGATCCGTCTCGTCCCACTGAAAATTTCCCAAAAGCGTCCCGGTGCCAATACCGTTGTCGAAACTGGACAACCGGATCGACCCCGCAGTCTCAGCTTTTCGGACGCGCAACACGCGCGCAAAAGTCGGGGCAGTCGAGTCCGGAAGCGCATATCCGAACACCGTAGGAACCCGGTATCCGTTGAACCAGACGCCGTTCTCTTTCGTCCGGATCACGTTGCCCAGCACGTCCTCTCCGTAGGCCCACAACTCCGTGCCAGCATCCTCGGCCAACTGCACAAACGCAATCAGCTTCGACGGCGTAATCAGCTCCCGATAAGTCGGGACCAGCCCGAGATCCTGCCACGAGTAATTGCATACGCCGGTGCAATCTCCCGGGCCATTCAAATGGAAGTTGTAGTGCTGGCTCCTGGCCATCGACGGAGTTCCGCCAATGTTCACGGCCAAAATGTTACTCACCTCGCGCGGGAGCGTGACAATACACCCGGCAGTGCAGATGTCCAGGTATCCCATGAGTGGATCGAAGTCGCCGGCATTGGCGAGAATCTCAACAGCCTGAGAAATCTTCGAGAGGATGACTGACTGTGGGCACGTCCCGAGAATACGCCGCGCTTCGGGAAACACCGCGCCGATTTGAAATCCTGCGGGAGCAGACATGGCTTATTCCTCGTCCAGATCACTGAACACTTCTTTGGACACGGCATCGAACGCATCCACAGAACTCCTGCGGGCAGATTTCTCACCGGTAATTTTTTCGATGGAAACCACATCGATCGTGACTGTCACAGACGACCCACCATCGTCACGTTTGGTGGCCGAAATACTGCGCCGTTTGAACCGGACCAGCATCGACCCCGACTCAGGGATCGAGGGTAGGTTCTCGATGTTCTCCAAATAGAGCGACGGATAGAATTTCGTGTTCTTCTGTTGACTGGAGACCGTGCTCGGTGGGGAACACAGGCTACCCGAATCTTTTCCAAGGTCAATACTCATACATTTGCTTCCTTCTACTATCTGGGTCCCGTTCCGCAGCGTCAAGCAAGCCGGACAATTCCGACATCACTGATTTCGATCCGCGTGTTCACCCGATCCCACCCAAAACAAATGGAATCCAGTTCCCCGTCCCCAGGCTCGTCGATGGTGACTGTTCGGTCCCAGCCAGGGCCCGCGTGCCCAGTCATCGCCGGAGTCAATTCAATGGCCTGATCCAGAAAG